AACAAAAAATGGAATATTTGGTAGAAAATAATTTAATTAACATTGATAGCGACTTGTTTGAAAATAAAACAAATAAAAGCAAATTAATTGAGAAACTTTTACATATTTGGAAATCAGACCCAATTAACAATCTTAAAACTCTTTTAAGAAAAATTGAAGAAATTGTAATCGATTTAGAAACAAAAGACCAAAAATTAATTAATCAGTATTTTACAAGTTCTATTGGTGATGAAAAAGTTAATGTAAAAGTTCAGTTTGATGATGAAAGTGATGAACCATTACAAAGCGGAAAAGAAATTACAAAACAACAAAAAGATGATGGTAATGATAGTAGTGTTGCTGATAAAGATGAAGATTGCGATGAAGAAAAAGATACACAAAATATATCTCTTACGAAAGATGTGCTGCCGTTTGTTATTCCGTTAAGTTGTATTTTAACAATTCAAGACAATAAATATGATTTTACTGAAATATTGAATACAATTAAGGAAAATCCAAATTTGCTGGAAGTATTTAACGACCAGTCATTTATCTGGTGGAATAAAAAGGATATTATCAAGTTGGTTGAAAAAATAGTTGGAAAATATGTTAAAAAGAATTCTTCTATATATAATATAGCAATTCAATTTAAAATCTCTTTACAAAGTTTGATAGATAAACCAAAAGAATTATTAGAGTTGATTGATAGTTGTTTAAAACCCAAAAAACTTGAAAAAGAACAGTTTGGTGAAGTATTTACTCCAATTTATTTAATTTATGAAATGTTAGATAATTTAGATAAACAATATAAAATACTATATGGATTGAGTATATTCAATATTTCAAGTCTCAAATGGTTTGACCCAGCATCTGGAATGGGAAATTTTCAAGTAGCATTATATTTGAAATTATTTGAAGGTCTAAAACAAGAAATTCCTGATGATTTTGAAAGAAAAAAGCATATATTAGAAAATATGTTATATGTTAGTGAATTAAATACAAAAAACATTTTCATATACAAACAAATATTTGATATTAATAATTGTTTTAAATTAAATATTAATAAAGGAAATAGTTTGGAGATTAATACTAATGAATTATGGAATATAGATAAATTTGATGTTGTTTTAGGAAACCCCCCATATAATAAATCAAAAGATGGAACATTAAAAGGTGGTTATGGAGGTAGAAGTTTATGGGATTTATTTGTAGTAAAATCATTTGAAAATTGGTTAAAACCAAATGGGTTTTTAGTATTTATTCATCCGCCATCTTGGAGAAAACCAGAACATTATTTATGGGAATTAATTGGAAGAAAACAAATTTTGTATCTAAAAACATATTCAAAAAAAGAAGGAAATAAAATATTTGGATGTTCTACATTAGTCGATTATTATGTATTAAAAAATGAAAATATAAGTAGAGATACAATAATTGACGGACAAGATGGAAAAACATATAATGTGAATTTAAATGAGTGGAACTTCTTACCAAGTGGGTGTTTTGATGATATTAAAAGCATATTAGGAATAAATCAAGTATTATATTCATCATCTGTTTATGACGCAAGACGACCATATATAAATAAAACAAAAACAACAAAGAATAATTTACCAGTAGTTCATAATATGACAAAAAAAGAAGGATTAGGTTTTGTATATTCAAGTGAAAATAAAGGACATTTTGGAGTATCAAAAGTAATATTATCATTTGGTGAGTTTCAATATCCGTATAATGATTTTAAGGGTGAGTATGGGATGAGCCAAATATGTTATGGTTTAAAAATTAATAGTAAAGAAGAAGGTGATAAAATAGTATCTGCTATTAATAGTATCAAATTTAAAGAAATATTAAAATATACTAAATGGAGCACATTTCAAACTGATTGGAGAATGTTTAATTATTTTAAACCTGATTTTTGGAAATATTTTGAATTAGACAATTCAGTTGATAAAAATAATAATGAGAAAAGTTTTATAATAGAAGATGAAGAAGAAATTGAAGTTAAACCTAAAAAGGTTGTAAAAAAATATAAAATTGTAAAACCAAAAAAGTTATTAATTATTGAAGAAGATGAAAATTGAATGTATTATGTATGTAATATTAAATCATCTATTCCTTTAAGTGATGGGTAAGTTAATCCTGTAAATTTAATATATTTGTGAGTTCTGTATAAAAATCCTAATAATTTGTCATGATCTAAAAAATTATAATTTTTTAATTCACAAACAGAATGTGTAATTGTCCTTATTATATCTCTAATATTGATATTATTAACATCAATATTTTCTTTATCAAATTCGCGTATAAATTTAGTTATAGTCATTTTATTATTATTTACACGCTCTGCGAAGGGTAAACCTTGTTAATTTTTTTTTGGCATTAAGCTTGCCATTGACTTCCTTAAAGTTTGGTCCACTAAAAATCAAAAAGTTACACTTCACATAAAGTATAAATTTATATTTTTTTATTTCTTATAAATTACCTTATAATTTATAAGAAATAATAGGTCTATTTAGAATATAATAGTTATAATTATAAAAATTATAATTCTATATTATGGAAGAAAACTTAAGTATAAATAATTCAGCACCTGAAAATAATAATATAAATGAATGGTCTAATGAACACGAGAAAATATTAGTAGAATGGGCTGATAAAGCAATGTGTTATAGATGGTTACACGCAAGGGCAAATGCAAATTTTAGTTATTTAAATGCATGGTTTACAATTCCAGTTATAATAATATCAACATTAACAGGAACTGCTAATTTCGCACAATCACGTGTTCCATATCAATATCAAGATGATTATACAATGATAGTAGGATTTTTCAATATATTAGCAGGTATTATAACAACAATACAACAGTTTTTAAAAATAACACAATTAAACGAAGCACACCGTGTAAGCAGTATATCCTGGGATAAATTTTATAGAAATATAAAAATAGAATTAGCTAAACATCCAAATGAACGTATGGACCCTAAACATATGTTAAAAATATGTAAAGAAGAATTTGATAGATTAATGGAAACAAGTCCAAATATACCAGATAAAATAATTAATAAATTCAAAACTAATTTTAATGGCGATAATTTTAATAAAATAATAAAACCAGAAATATGTGATATATTAGTTTCTACAAATGAATTTCGTAATCAATGGTTTAATGAAGAAAATCAAGCAAAAGAATTTAATGAAAATCTCAAATTAGAATTAGCAAAAACAAATAAAATAAAAAAAATACAAGAACAAAACAATAAAATAATAAAAGATTTTATTGACTCATTTACATTATTAAATAACAGGCAACCGATGGAAAGTGAAATTATAGATAATTTACAAGATAAAATAGACCAAAATATAATAAAAAAATATATTGAAAACAATATTATAAATTCAGTAGCATTAATAATAACTTAAAATAATAATAAGTAAATGTAATAAATTTATACCTTTTATTATCTAATTTTTATTAGTTAATGACGTCATCTCGATTGTTTGAGGAATATTATTTATTCTTTGATTAGTGCTAGGTAAATTAGTAGAATTATTATCATTATTACTAATAGAACTAATATTACTTAAATTACTTATATTATTGCTAATATAATTAAATGGCATAGCAATTGTAATAGGTAATACCAAAGAACAAATAGCTAAAAATGCATAAAAATATAAATAAACACTATATATTTCAGGACCAATACCATAAAAACTCAATAATTGAGTTAAAATATAAAAAAATAATCCTGATAAACCAATAATTGTTATTTTATTTTTCATAATTAGTATAATATTTATTATTATTTATTATTATTTATAAATATTATATTTCTATACATACTAATGTAAATAATATCAAAACTTAATATGTTCTTTTACTTTAGTTCCAATTTTACCAATAATAATAAGTGGTATTGTTATTGGAGCTGTTATAATTATACCTGCTAATATAATTACTGATTTAATTTTCTTAGTTCGCATTTTTTTCCTAAGTTCATTAGCATTTAAGTTACTAAAATTTTGTTGATTTTCCATTAATTTTAGTTATTCTAATTTAGGTATTATAATTTATGTTTTATAAAATAAATAAAAAGTCAATTTTTTTTATTATTATTATTTTAGAGTTTTAGATTATTTATCTAAATTTTCAAGTGTGTAAATAATCTAAAACTCTAAAATTATTATATTCTTTAGTAATATAATAATTACAATCATCTAAATTACAAGAATTAAATATGATTGAATCATTATAGTAAAAATTATTAGCAAGGCTATTATGAATAATATTTAAGTTTTTATAATTATCAATTATTTGTAAATTATCAAAAAATAAAATATAACGAATAACTGTTTTTATTTGATTATTATTTTGGTTATGATTTTGATTATTATTATGGTAATGATTTAATAATATACAACAGTTATTATAACTAGTAAAAAAATAAGGTTTAATTATTGAATGATTACTAATTGGTTCACAATTACATAGAGAAAATTTAAGTTCATGAATACTTTTTTTCTCTCTATAAGATACAAAAGGATATTCAATAGGTACATTATTTTTATATAATATTAAAAAATCACTAGTATTATAAAAAAATTTTAATAAATAAGGGTCGATTAAAAATGAGAAAACTGTCTGTGTATTTATAATTTCATAACTTGTAATAAAATAAATATTATTCTCTTCAAACGTTTCTTTTTGTATAACTAAATTATTTAAATTAATATTATTATTAGTTAAATTATTAGATTTTAATTTAAAAACATCAAATATTAATTCTTTAAGTTCAAAAAATAAATAATAATTATTATTACAATAATAATAACCATTATAATTAATGTTATTTTGATATATAACAAAATCTAATTTTAATAATGTAAGCAAATATAGTTTACTATAATTAAGTAATTGAAAATAATCATTATTAAAAGTATTTAAAATCTTATTATTATTAATAATGGGTATATTTAATATTTCATTAATATCTGATTTTAGTGTTAAAAAACTTAAAAATGGTTGTTTATAATTTGTATTTATTGAATATACAATTAAATTTATATTATAACCTGCTACTACTATCTTATTTAGATCTAAAATATCATCATTTAATAACTCTAGTGCTTTATAATTATAACTAATATTATTTGACATTATTTATAATTATAATTATTTTTGTATTATTCTAAAAAACGAATAATCAATTTTTATTATCTAAACTTTCCAATAATTCTGCGTGTAAATCTTTTGTTATTTTGTGTTTAATTGTTTCTTTTACTGTTTCTTCACGATTTTCCATTAAATAATTTTTTAATTTTTCTGCTGTTTCATTATCATCATCATAATATTTTTTTAATAAAACTAATAATGATTTTCCTGATAATGTTTTTTTTACTTTATTTTGTTTATAGACTAATGAACCACCATTTATATCAAAACAATCTATTGAATTTGATTTCATTATTGTAACCAAATCTTCCATATATTGTTTACGTTTCATTGTTTTCTCTTTAACTTCACTTTTTAACTTTAATAAATCTTTATCTAATTTTATAAATTCTAATATTATTGTCTTTAGTTGTTCTTTTGTTTCCATAATAATATTATTATATTTAGTAATATTATTAAATTTACTTTATATATTTATTTATTTTTATTATTTTTACATTTCTATTATAATTTTATATTGTAATTACCATTAATTATTATTATACATTTGTCTGTAAATCTAAATTTATTATAACTTTTTCTAATTCTTCTAATTTTACTATATTTTTAGGATTTTTATTATTTTTATTTTTATTTTTTGTAATTTCTTCTTCTTTATATTGTTCTTTTATATCTTGATTAGCATTTTCTTTGGATTGTTGTTTTATTAATAATTTGGCTTCTTTTTCTTGTTGTTTAGCCTGTTGTTTTGCTAATAATTTGGCTTCTTTTTCTTGTTGTTTAGCCTGTTGTTTTGCTAATAATTTAGCTTCTTTTTCTTGTTGTTTAGCCTGTTGTTTTGCTAATAATTTGGCTTCTTTTTCTTGTTGTTTAGCCTGTTGTTTTGCTAATTTTTCTAATTCTTTTAATTGTTTTCTATAACTTTGTAAAATAATTTTCTTATGATAAGGGCAATATTTTTTATTTGGGTGGATATTTATATTATTTTCTGATTTTTTATCAAAATAATAAATTTGTGAACAATTATAATGTTTACAATCTATAATTTTTACAGTATTTATTTCCTGATTTATGTTAATATTTGATGTATTATTTACGATTAAATTAGTTTGGTTAATTTGATTATCATTATAATTACTAATATTATTATCATTATTAGAATTATTATTATCATTATTAGCATTATTATCATTATTAGCATAGTTAGATAAATTATCTATAGAATTTATAAAAATGTTATTATTTGTAATTAAATTATTACTATTATCAGTAATAATTAGATTATGAGAAGCATCATAATTATAATTTAATGTATTTATTTTGACATCTCCAATATAATAATCCACATAACAACATTTACAATGTTTATTTGTCAAATTTTTATTAATTGGTTCATCTGGTAAATAATAATGTATTCCATTTTTCTCTTCAATATTTAACTCACTATAATATGGTAATAGTTTTGTTTGTTTATTTCTACAATAAGGACATCTAATTTCATTCATTGATAATTTTGTATTTTTGGCTTCCATATAATTAAATTTAAATTTTTGTGCTAATAAATCTTTATATAATGGAATATAATTAAACTTATGACCACACTCCATAGTGACATACTTATCTACTAATAATTCACCACTTATTAAACATAAATCTTTTTCATTATTTAATACATTATTATTATAATTATTATCATCTAATGATTTATATAATTCAGAATAAAAATCAATATTATTTTCAATATTATATTTAGTAGATTTTATCATTTAATATTATAATTATTATAATAAATAATATGTAATATATTTAATATGTAATATCTTTAAATTTATTATATTTATTTAAATATTATAACTTATGACAGTTCCAGAAGTATGGGGACCTGCTGTGTGGTTATTAATACATAGTTTAGCAGAACTAGTTCACGAAGAAGTTTTTTATAAGATTAAATCACCAATGTTTACTATGATTTATCGTATTTGTAACTATTTACCATGCCCTGATTGTGCAAATGATGCTAGTAAATTTTTAAGGACAATAAATATTAATAATATTAAGACTAAGGAAGAATTCAAAAATATTTTTTATATATTTCATAATTATGTTAATAAGAAAAAAAATAAAAAATTATTTAATTATGAAAATCTTAAAATTTATAAAAATGTTAATTTAATTAATGTCGTAAATAATTTTATTTTTAAATATAGAACACACGGAAATATTAAATTATTAAATGAAAGTTTTCATCGTGAATTAATTTTAAAGGATTTTAAAAAATGGTTTAAATATTATAATATATTTTTTAGACCAAGATTTAATAAATTTAATACTTTAAAAATAAATAATATTAATAATAGTGAAAATAATAATTGTGAAAATAATAATTGTGAAAATAATAATAATGAAAATATAAATTTAATTATTGAAGAAAAAATTAATCAAGAAATTAATCAAGAAATTAATCAAGAAATTAATCAAGAAATTAATCAAGAAATAAATGAAGAAATTAATCAAGAAATTAATCAAGAAATTAATCAAGAAATTAATCAAGAAATTAATCAAGAAATAAATCAAGAAATTAATCAAGAAATTAATCAAGAAATTAATCAAGAAATTAATCAAGATATAAATTTAATTATTGAAGAAGAAGTAAATCAAGAAATAAATCAAGAAATAAATCAAGAAATAAATCAAGATATAAATTTAATTATTGAAGAAGTAAATCAAGAAATAAATCAAGAAATAAATCAAGAAATAAATCAAGAAATAAATCAAGAAATAAATCAAGAAATAAATCAAGAAATTAAAAAATAAATAAATCAAGAAATTAATCAAGAAATTAATCAAGAAATTAATCAAGAAATTAATGAAAAAATTTATTAACGTAAAAATTTATAATTCAGTTATTAATGTACCATCTTTATAGAGAGAACATTTAAATGTTTGTGTGTTTGGTCTATAACAAACATCTTTAGAACTATTTATTTCATTAAAAAACAAATATTTGCCTGAACCTCCAATATAAAACAACATTACAATTAAAATAGCAAGACCGGCACCAGTTAATATATGTAATAAATAAGGTATATTTTCAATACAATTACTTTTTAAATATCCATCTAAAAATATTAACGCTAAATATAAACTAATAATAAACCAATTAAATGATTTATTATAAATCATAGGAATAATTATATAAGTAAATGAAAAAACTAAAATAAATATTGTAAAATTTGCGTTGCCATATCCTAAAAATTTTAATTTATCACAATCTTCAATATTTATCGTAGATTGAGTACTTTCTTTTTTATTATAAAATTTAGTAAAAAATTTTAGAAATCCAAATCTCAATAATGAAATTGCTATTAAAAATGCCAAATAAATAAATCCTTTAAAATTCTGCATAAATAATGATAATGTTACTAGACCTGTGACTGGTATCATAACAGTTAAATCTGTTAATTTCATAGAAGAACCTTGTTTTATAGACATATTATCCATAAGTGTATTATTATATAAAGATAAATATTATTTATCTAATTTAATAAAAAATCTATTGTAAAAATTATTACATTTAGATAAATAATATTTCTATTATTTGTTGTATATTTTCTACACTATAAAATTTAATTTGTTCTAAATTATAAATATTTTTATATTTCTCTTTAAATGTTAAATAATCTTTCTTATTATCATTAGGAAATATAAATTCTTTAATTCCTGCTTTTAAACCACCTAATAATTTTAGTTCTAAACCACCTATTTCACTTACATTACCATTTAGACATATTTCTCCTGTAATAGCAACGTCATTTCTTATTTTAAGTGAATTAAATAAACTATATAAAGCTATAGTAATTGCGGAACCAGCACTAGGTCCATCTTTTGGTACACTATTTTCAGGGCAATGAATATGTATTCCATAATTATTTAATTGTTGATTAGTTTGGTTAGTTTGAGTATTTTCATTATTTTGGCTATTTTGATATATTTGGTTATTTTGGTTATTTTGATATATTTGGTTATTTTGGTTATTTTGGCTAACTAGATTAGCATTAGAACAAATTAATATTTTTTGTTGTGATGGTGTTAAATCCCACGCTAACGTAAGAGCAACATTCATTGATTCTTTCATTACATCACCCTGCATACCAGTTAAATTTAGACTTAAAAAACTAGTAGATGGTCTCCAACTAGTTTGTATTGGAATAATACCACCTTTACCGAGAGAATTAGCCCATAAACCATTTATAATACCAATTGTAGGATAAGCGTGTATTTTTTTGATTTTGATTTCATGCTTATCTTTTAAATATTTATTTTTAATTAAATCAATAGTTAAATTAATTGGAATAGCAAAGTCATTAATAAAATTATTATTTTTTAAAAATTCTAAATTTAATTCACCAATTATTTCAAATAGTAATTCTTTTAATTTACGCACACCAGATTCTAATGTATATTCATCTATTAAAAATTTAATAACATTATCATCAATATTAATCATAGATTGAAGACCCATTTTTTTATAAATATCAGGTAATATATGTTCTTTAGCAATAATTAATTTATCTTCTAATGATAAATTATCAAATTTAATAATATGTACTCTATCTAATAGAATTTTATCTATTGCGTCACGGTCATTATAAGATAAAATAAATAAAGCTTTTGATAAATCAATATCAATTCCATTAAAATACTTATCTTGAAAACAATCATTCTGTGCAGGGTCTAATAAGTGTGTTAAAATTCCAATTATTTCTTTACCGTGTTCTGTTTTACTTATTTTATCTACTTCATCAATATAAATAATAGGGTTCATACATTTTTTATCAATTAATATTTGAACGATAGAACCCCAAGTAGAACCGACATAAGTATAGTTATGTCCGTGTAATGTGCTACCATTAGTTTCACCCCCCATTTGTATCATAGCAAAAGGACGACTTATTCCATCTTCATCTTTTAGACAATTCGAAAGTCCTTTTTTAGCTAGTGTTGTTTTACCTAATCCAGGTGGTCCTTCAAAACCAAAGCAATAACCTTGTTGTTGTCCGTTAATCCATTGTCCTATTATATTTTCAATTTGATTTTTTGCTTTTGAATGTCCGTGAATTGCCTTATCTAATGTTTTCCTTACATCATTCATATAATTTTTAATACTTTTAAATTGATCGTCAATAACTTGTAAAGATTTATTAAATTTATCATTATTATTTAATATATTAGAATTATTAATATTAATTAATGAAAATTCATTTATTAAATTATTTAATAAATCTTCATTCTTTGTTTGTACTAATTTATCAAATAAGTTTAATATATAATTTTTTAGTTGTTCTTTTGATAAATTAGTATATTTAGAATAATCTAATGAATAATTATTACAAATGTTAATTAATATTTTTAAGTTTGTTAATAATTGATTTTTAACTCCATTTACTAAATAATTTTTTAATAATTCAAGTTTATTAATATTAGAAAGTTTATTATTATCTTTTAATAAATCTAAGTAATATAATATTTCTAAATTTGTATAATTATCTTTTGCTATAATAGAACTATAAATACTAGGTAAATTATAATTATTAATTAAATTTTTAAAATTAAGTTTAATAGAGTTCATTAATGAAAAAATAGGTTCTTTTTTATAAACACCAAATGGAATTTTTAATAAACCATCTAAATATTGTCGTGCTTTTGTGCCAGAGTCTTCTGATTTGGCTTTAACTTCTTTTAATTTCATCATTGCTTTCTCTTTAACACTATCATTTGTTTTTAATAAACAAATTTGTTGTTCTAATGGTATTTTATTAATATCAAAATTAGATAATTCATTAGTATATTGAATAGTTTTTTTCATAGCATATTTAAATTTTTCTTTAATAATCCATGGAAAACTATCATATAATAAAGTTTGTTCTGTGCTATCAATTTTTCCATTATTATCATTTGAAAGTAAGTCATATAATAAATAGGCTAAATATAAATTATCATAATTAACACTTTTAATTAATAAGTCAATTAATGTACTACGTTTATTAAATAAATCGTCATTATTAAATTCTTTAATTAAAGTAGAAATTTGTTTTTGTTTTAATAATTGATTATGTGTTAAAATACCATTAAATTTTTTATAAATATCGCAGATATTATCATTAATTAAAAAATCATTTAAAGTAAGTGATTTAACAAATAATTCAAATGTCTCAATAGTATATTCATTAGAAGAAATTAAATTATCATTTAATAATTTTATTTTATTTGTAATATATTTATTTTTAAAAAAATCTATTATTACAGGGTCACAATAACCAAAAATAATTAAGTTTTTCTTTAATATATTAGAATTTATATATATTTTTAATCCATAAACTTTAAGATAAAATTGTTTATAAATATTTGAAACATAATGACAATTAAAATTATTATTTCTTTCTTCATTAACTAATAAACTTTTATTTTCGTTTAAATCATTAATATTTTCTTTATCTTTTTTATTAATAACTTTATAACTAATAGGATGAAAATATTTTTTTAATAATTCAAATTTTTCATATTCAACTGGTGAATTAGCCAATTTATTAGCACTTCCAAAACAAATTAATAATAAATCTTCTAAATTTTCAGTTCCATAATTTTTAAATAATCCAGATAATTCATTATTAATAAGTTGTAAATTATTAATTACTTCTTCGGTTTTATTAGAAGTATCAATTTCATCTAATTTAATAATTAATTCACCAAGTTTTTCAATGCATTGTGTTGCTTCACTAATTGAAATAATTTCCAAATTCTTATTTTTTTGTATAAATAAAATCGTTTTTTGTATTAAATCCTTGAAAAAATCAATTTTCTTAGATATTGCTAATAATATATCATTTACTGATTTTTGTGAATTTGAAAAATTTATAAAATCAATATTATTATTTGACATAAAATATTATTATTATTAAACTATATTTATTATTAATTTAATTTTTATAAATATTATTATAGATGGATGGATTGACATCTTTATATTGTATTTTAATTTTATTATTAAAAATACTTAAAGAAAACACAATAATTATAATGTATTGTTAAGTCTATTTTCATAATTTATTTATGGGTGTTCCTAGTTATTTTTCTTATATTATTAAAAATTATCCTCAAATTATGATTAGAAATTTATCCAATATTCATAATTTTTTTCTTGATTGTAACTCAATTATTTATGATGTTGTAAATTCTAATCATTTTATTAATTTTTTTAATGAGATTGACAATAAACAAAATATTAGTAATCAACATTATAATTTTTTTTATACTGATGCTAATAATAAAATTGATAATTACATCATAAACGCAACTATTGAAAAAATTAAAACATTAATTAATTTAATTAATCCTAGTTCTACTATTTTTATTACCTTTGATGGTATTCCACCAGTTGCAAAATTAGAGCAACAAAGAAATCGACGATTTAAATCTAATTATCAACAATCTATTATTAATGCTATTAATAATACCGAAATTACAAAATGGAATACATCCTCTATTACTCCTGGAACTCCTTTTATGAAACTACTTGATGAACGTTGTAGCAAAGTTTTTAATAATCCTATTTTTTTTAATGTTAATAATATTATTTATTCTGGAACAAATATTTATGGTGAAGGAGAACATAAAATTTTCAATTATTTACGCTCTAATAAAGAATATTTATGTAATCAAACCAATGTTATTTATGGATTAGATGCTGACTTAATTATGTTATCTATTAATTGTCTACCTTTTATACCAAATATTTATTTATATAGAGAAACACCTGAGTTTATTAAATCTATTAATATTGACCTTGAACCAAATGAAAATTATATTTTGAATATTCCTGAATTAAGTCATCAAATAATAAATACTATTAAACCTAATATTTTTAAAGATATTAATACATTAAATAATATTAATACATTAGAACATAATTATTTATTTAAATATAATAGTTATTTAAATGATTATATTTTTTTATGTTTTTTATTAGGTAATGATTTTTTACCACATTTTCCGGCACTTAATATTAGAACTGGTGGTATTGATAAATTATTAACTGCTTATAATGAAACTGGATTTGATGGATTTTTAATTGAAAATCAAACTATTAATTGGAATAATTTTTATAAATTAATTGAATTCTTAGCTAATAATGAAGAACAATTCATTATTAAAGAACATAATTTACGCAATAAAAAAGAATGTTATAAACTTATTGAATACTCTAATGAAGATAAAATAAAAAATTTTAATAATTTACCTAAATATGAACGAACTATAGAACATTATATTAATCCTTATAAAAAATATTGGAATAAACGTTATTATAAAGCATTAATTCCTAATAATTTAGATAAAAATAATAATAAACATATTAAATCTATTTGTATTAATTATTTGGAGGCATTAGAATGGACCTTTAAATATTATAATTACGGTTGTGTTGATTGGAGATGGTGTTATCAATATAATTATCCACCTTTATTAAGTGATTTATTAAAGTATATTCCTTCTGTTAATTCTGTTAATAATGATATTAATTACATTAATTACATTAATAATTTTAATGATGTAAATAAAAATAACTTTGAATTTTTTAATGTTAATAAATTAAGTAAGAAATCTTTAGAACCAATTGATAACTTTACACAGTTATGTTATGTTCTTCCTAGACAAAGTCTTCATTTATTACCACCTAATTTATATAAAGCATTAATACAATATAAAAGTTACCATTATGTTACAGATTGTGAATTTTCTTGGGCTTATTGTAGTTATTTTTGGGAATGTCATCCTAATTTACCAATTATTGATATTAATGAATTAGAACAATTTGTTGAAAAATATAATAATTTATAATAATTTCAAATTTTAATATTTTATTTTATTGTTTTCTTAAATTATAAAATAAAATAATAATATAAAATAATAAATGAACTTATATACAAGAAAATATACATGTCGTGGTCGAACACGTAAAATGTGTAAATCTGCTAAAAAAAGATGCACTTATGCTTCTGGAAAAAAATTAAAATTCTGTAGACGAAAACATAACACAATTCGTTATATTAAAAAATAATATGTTTAAATTTTTTATTTAATTTATTATTTAAACATAATATTACCTAATAAAATAGATTAATGTCAAAAAATATTATTACTGAAATTCCTAATAGGGATGCTTTTTTTAATTTATTACAACATAATACTGGATTAATTATATTAAAATTAGGCGCAGAATGGTGTGGACCATGCAAGAAAATTAAAGCACCAGTTGAAGCGTTTTTTGCATCATCACCTCCTGAAGTAATATGTGGTATTATTGATGTAGATGAATGTTTTGATTTTTACTCTTTTTTAAAATCAAAAAAAATGGTTAATGGAATACCAGTATTATTATGTTATAAAAAAGGAAATCTAAATTTTTATCCTGATGATAGTGTTACTGGTTCTGACCCAACACAATTACATCAATTTTTTTTAAGATGTGGAAAACATCTTAATGACGCATTAGCAAAAAATCCACCACCAGTTAAATATAAGTAATTTAGAATAATAATTTGGACCAGTGCATTTTTTACTATTAGTTTATTTGTTATTTAGATTATTTTTAGATTATTTTTTGTATAATATAACACACTTCTAATTTCAATTGTATTTTTATTATAATATTAATATATATTTATATTATAATATGATTAAATTTAAATTTAATAAATTATTTATATTATTGTTTTCTTTATTAATTCTAGGTATTTTATATAGACGTTATGAAAATAAACTTAATAATCAAGAGAAATTAGATAATTATGATGCATTAAAAAATTATTTATTAGATACAAGTATTTTTGGTAATGGTGAAGGAATAATTAATTCTAAAAAGCCTATTTTATGGATACATATACCATATGAATACAATTCACGTAATTGGATTAGTTTTGGTTCACGTTCTTCATTTCAACTTAATCAACCTTATCTTTATATTACATTACAAAGTATAATTAATAAATGTTCTAAATCATTTACTATTTGTATTATTGATGATAATTCTTTTTCTAAACTTATTCCTGATTGGACTATTACAATGAATAAACTTAGTACGCCAATTAGTAATTCAATTAGATTATTAGGTATGATGAAATTATTATATATTTATGGTGGATTAATTGTACCACCTTCATTCTTATGTTTGCGTAATTTAATTGATATGTATAATAATGGTACATCTGGAAATAAAATGTTTGTTTGTGAAATGCTTAATCGTAATTCAAGTTCTAGTTATTTTGATTTTTTTCCTAGTCTTAATTTTTGTGGTGCACCAAAAGAAAATGAATTAGTAAAACTATTAATAAATTCAATTCAAATTAATAATTCAATTGATTATACTGCTGAAACACAATTTTTAGATACTAATAATAGATGGTTAATGCAATTTATAGAGAATAAAAAAATAAATCTTATTGATGGTACTATGATCGGAGTAAAGACTACTGATAATAAACAAATTACACCTGATGATTTATTAAGTGACCATTATTTAAATATTTATCCTAATTGCTATGGGATTTATATTCCTGCTGATGAATTATTAAAGAGAAATAATTATGGATGGTTTATTAGATCATCACCACTTCAAATAGTACAAAGTAATACAATAATAGGAAATTATTTATTATTATCAGTGGCACCAAATGATAAACAAGGAGTTTTAGAACCTTTAGATATTAGACCTGATTGGGTTGGGTTTTGGAAAACACCTAATTATCCTGGATTATATGGATTAAAACCTAATTATTTAGGTAATAATATTAGGCAAGTACCTTATAGCGGAAATTAGGTTTGAAACTTAAAAATAAAATATAATAAATTTTCAATAATTTTATTTAGAATAAATGAATGAAAATTTATCGTTAATTATTGCTGTATCTGTTTTAGCCATTAGTGGTTTAGGCATCTATTTATTTAATGAAAAAAATAATAAAAAAATAAAATCAAAAAAAGTAAGATTTAATAATGAAAACTTAGAAGACGAAAACTTTGAAGATGAAAATTTAAGTAATAATGATTTTATTAATAATAATTCTAGTATTACAGATGAAGAAAATAATAATTTTATAGATAGATTTATTAATAATTTTTTTGATAATTCAAATAAAGATGATGAAGATATTAATAATAATGAAAATAATGAAAATAATGAAAATGAAAATTATGAAAATGAATATAATGAAACTAATAGTGATAGTTATGATGATGAATTAACTAAAAATTATAATAAAAAAAATAAAAAATCTTTAAAAACAAATAAAAATGAAAATTCAAAACGAAATAATATTACAAAAAAGAAATCAAGATATTAAAACTAAAATTATATAAAAGATAGACCTTTTATTACACCGACCAAAAATTTTATTTATAGTAAATTATAATTTGATTTTCATTATTATTTAGAATAGTTTGAATATTTTGAATATTTTAAGTATTTTGAATATTTTGAATATTTTAAGTATTTTGAATATTTTGAGTATTTTGAGTATTTTGAGTATTTTGATTATTTTGAGTATTTTGATTATTTTGAATATTTTGAGTATTTTGAGTATTTTGATTATTTTGAGTATTTTGAGTATTTTGAGTATTTTGATTATTTTGAGTATTTTGAGTATTTTGAGTATTTTGAGTATTTTGAGTATTTTGAGTATTTTGAGTATTTTGAGTATTTTGAGTATTTTGAGTATTTTGAGTATTTTGAATATTTTGATTATTTTGAGTATTTTGATTATTTTGATTATTTTGAGTATTTTGATTATTTTGAATATTTTGATTATTTTGAATATTTTCAGTATTTACAAAATAAATATAATAATGGATATCATAAGTAGATTGATAATATTTTACTTTTGAATTATAAATTATATTATTATATTTACAAATTTGTCTTAAAACAGTTAAAAAATTTTTATAAGATGGTTTACGTAATATGTATATACGTTTAGTTTCTAAATAATAATCTAGACAAATATTTAAAAATTCTGGTATAAGTCCATTAAATATTCCTTTTTTATAACAATTATTATTTAGTATATAAAAATTATCATTTTTTAAACATATTTTATCTAATAAATTAAATAATAATTCATTAGGTACTCGAATTTTAAATATTTGTTGATACATTTATATTTATTACAACTATGGAAAAAAAAAATAGAACAAAACCTACTAAAAATTAAATATATTATAACTATAATATTTTTTTTATTTATTCAAGGTTATAAATCTAATTTAAAAATTTATACTACAATTTGTTTAATAATTACTTCTTGACGCATATACATATTCTTGTTATTTTTTATAAAAAGATTTTAATATTCATTATAATTTTCTAAACTCTATATTTTACTAAATAAATAGACTATATTCACTATTTAATACTTTAATTAAATTATTTGTAAATAATGCTAATTCTATTTCATGTTCATGTATATTATGAAATATTGTGATATATTTACATAAAAGTGGAATTATTTTATATTTTTGATCGTCATTTAATAATTTTGTTTTTTTTAAAGCATTAAAAAATATATCTAATATATCTAATACTGAATAACCCTTATTTATTATTGAATATAACAAATCTAAAGCATCATTTAATTTATTATTTTTTACTAAATTTATATATTCATCAAATACAAATAAACTAATATGACAACATAAATCATCTGCGATTTTTAATGTTATTTTCTTAGTTTTATTATTGTTATTATTTAAATTATTATTAACAAACAATTTAAATTTCTCTAAATAAGTCAATATTAATTTAATATTATTATCTGATAAATTAATAATAAATTTAACTACTTCTTTAGTAGTATTAATATTTTCATTAATTAATATATTATTTATATATTTTTCTAAATATTCATTATTAAAGGGTTCTAATTTTAATATTGATAAACGAGATTGTAAACTATCTATTACTTTTTGTTTAATAGAACATGATGTTATAAAATTTACATTAGAACTATATTTATCAATAAAATTACGAAATACTTGTTGACTTTGGCTATTTATTAAATCTATATCATCTAAAATTAATAGTTTTTTTTTATTTTTTATTATAGAACAAGTTTGACAAAATATTTTTACTTCATTACGAAAATAATTTATTCCCTGTTCTTTTAAGCTATTTATTATTAATATATTATTGTTGTAATCACTTTCATTAAAATCTTTATAATATTCTCTTATAATAGCATTTAATAATGTGGTCTTACCATAACAATAATCTCCTAATAATAATATATTTAAATTATCTAAATTAATAAATATTTTTAATACTTCAATAATCTTATTATTTTCTTTAAAATCATCAAAATAATATGGTTGATATTTTTGTGCTAATAATTTTTGTGTCATTATTTTTATAAATAATAATGTTCTAAATAATTTTTTATTATTTAAGATTAAAAAATAATTAAATAATAATTGTTATATTATTATAATAATTATTATTAATTAATGACATCTAATTTTTATGATACTTTAGGAGTTAAAAAAACTGCTTCAAAAGATGAAATTAAAAAAGCATATAGAAGTTTACAAATGAAATACCATCCTGACCGTAATCCTGGTAATAATGATGCAAAGTTAATGACACAAAAAATTAATGAAGCTTATGAAACTCTTGGTGACGAACAAAAACGACGTGAATATGATATGATGTCTGATAATCCATTTTTTAGACAATTAAATCCTAATAGTTCGCCAGGACATAATGTCGATATGAATGATATTTTTAATATGATGTTTAGTAATAATGGATTATTTGAGGCTTTTGGTGGAATGGGAATGGATGGCGGAATGCCTGGCGGAATGCCTGGCGGAATGCCTTTTGGTCCTAATATAAGAGTATTTACATCTAATGGTGGACCATTTGGAGGATTTCAACAAATGTTATCTAAACCACCACCAATCATTAAATCACTGTCTATTAATATGGAACAAGTACTTAATGGCGCATCATTGCCTATTGAAATTGAACGCTGGATTTTAGAAAATGATAATAAAGTATTTGAAAAAGAAACTATTTATGTAGATATACCGCAAGGGATTGATGAAAATGAAATTTTAATATTACGCGATAAAGGACATAATGTTAATCAACAAATTAGAGGTGATATTAAAATTACTATTAATATAATTAATAATACATCTTTTATTAGATCAGGTTTAGATTTAATTTATAATAAATCTATCAATTTAAAAGAAGCACTTTGTGGATTTGGTTTTGAATTAAATTATATTAATGGTAAAAATTATACGCTTAATAATACTAAAGGTAATATTATTCCACCTAATTATAAGAAAATTTATCAAGGTATGGGATTAAAACGTGGAGACCATACTGGAAATTTAATAATTAATTTTAATATTGAATTTCCTACATCTTTAACAGAAGAACAAATTAATGAATTGAGTAAAATTCTTTAATTTATTATTTGATTATAATAAAAAATAATAAATATTATAATATGATAATATTATTTATATTATCATAATATATTATGATTTTTACATCTTTTAACAATAATAAATATAATAATAAACATAATAATAAACATAATAAACATAATAAACAAAAAACTAATTCAAATATAATATTCGAAGAACAAACTGAATATTTGAGAGAAAATTATATAGATAAAACATTTGATTATTTTCATAATAATAATAATAATAATATTGATTTAGTAAGTTATAGTCTTAACTTTAATTATGATAATAAACATCTTATTAGTGTCCATTTAATGTCTAATCATCATATTATTTCTCATAATGATAATATATTATTATTTTATTTACCCTTTTTTGTAATAAATTATAAAAAAGTATTAAAGATTTTTGGATTGTAATATTTTATGATTTTAGATGATTACAACATATATTTTATTTACAATATTGTCTCTAATGTAAGTAAATTTATTTATAATCCTTATATTAGAGATAATAGATAGAAAATATATAAAATAATATTAATATATATAAAATGGCAGGACGTCCTAAAAAAATAAGGTCTATTCAGTCTTATATTAATTCTATTGACGCACATACATATTCTGGACCAATGAAAAGTGGTTTACCACCTAGTATTGGTGTAACGCGAAACTTTTGGTATAATTATAGTACACAATGTAATAATAATCCTAATCAAATTAAAAAATCATATGCTAATAATGTATTTTTAAATATTAATCCAGCACAGACACCTGTTTCATCTGGATTTAAACCATCTAATAATACAAATTATACATATAATTATATGTATCCAACATCTACATTAAAAAACTATAATTTTACATCTTTTACTGGAATACCACGAAGAAGATTTTAATTTTTAGTCTAAAAATTACTAAATATTGACATATGTATATAATAATTAAATAATACTGATACTAATGTAGGTAAAAAATTATAAAACTCATAATCAGCAAATCTATAAGTGCAACTAGCTATTACCATTATTAATAAAAATGATTGCCATAATACCATAAATTTTATCATTTTATCATATGATTTATCAGAAGATTTAAATGAACCTTTTTGTGCTCCACTTGGTATCCAAGGAATTTGTGTTTTGAAAAATTTATCTTTAATAGCAAATAAATGAGCGTAATATTGAATTATTCTAATTCTATTAGCATTAAATGGATAACCTTGTTTACTCCAAAAACGCATAATAATACTTGAAAATAACATTGATGGAATAGCAAAACATATATTATAGTAAAATACACCTTTTGGATTTAACCAAATTAATAATATACCTGGTAATTCATTTGTAATTACACTCATTGCTGTTGTCAAATAATAACCCATTCCACTAATATAACATAATTTCTGCATCATTGATAATGGTGAAAACCAAAATTCTGAATTAACCATTAATGTTATACTACCCATACACCACCTATATTGTTGAATAAAAAAAGATTTGGCTTCATTAGGACAAATACCCATAGCAAAAATAATAGGAATATAACACACTTTATAACCACCAATTGTTATATTAAAACCAGTGTGAACGTCTTCACTAAAACCAATTGCTGCTGTACCACCAAATGGTTCTAATGCACGACGCCTATATATACCACAAGTACCTACACATATAGCTGCATCATACTTATTACGATTTACTTGGACCATTCTATAAAATAATTCTTGCGTAACTGTTGCTCCTTGTTCTATCCATGATTGTTCCTTATAATAACGAAAATATTGTGGTGTTTGTAATATTCCAATTTTATTATTCAAAAAATATGGTATTGTTTCTCTCAAAATATCAGAACGAGGACAAAAATCTGCGTCTAATATAAGAATAAACTCACCATTTGTTTGACTAAAAGCATACCGTAAATTACCTGCCTTTTTTAATGTTGGTCTATCTGGTCTAACAATATAATTAAAATTATAATAGTTTTCAGCCAATAATCTTATATCTTCACGTGCTCCATCATCTAAAACATATATATTTAGATTTGGATAATCTATTTGTCTTACATAATGCCAAGTATTTATTAATATATCTATACTTTCACCACATATAGGTAAATATATATCTACGCTAGGATAATAATTTATTGATTTTGCTTGTTTTAAAATATAATTATGATTTTCAAGAGAAAAATCATTACCCCATAAAGCAATACCAAAGTAACTTAGAAATAAATAACCTAAAATTAAACCAGTAGGTAACCCAAACCAATAGAAATACACACTTGATATTACAAATAACCACATTCCTGCCGAGAGAAATGCTAATGATAAAAAACTCCATCCTAATATAAATAATCTATCTGTAGTTAAATATAAATATTTTTCATCATTATTTGGTGCTTCTGGTAATATTGATGATGTTGTTAGATTTTCAAAATTTGCTTCATAAAAAATTTTTGTTTTATTTGATAAAACTATTAAATTTAATAATTTTATAAATACTTCTTTTATATTTATATAATTAGAATTTATATAATTAGAATTTATATAAATATTTGTATTATTATTATTAAATTCATCTAATTTCTCTTCATTATTTATATAAATATTTGTATTATTATTATTATTAAATTCATCTAATTTTTCTTCATTATTTATATAA